CGATATGATTGGGGTTGACACGATCTGTAACTGGCATGGTGAATCCAATCACTATATCTACTCCCTGATGGGTATCAGGCATAATACGAACCGGAACACCAGTCGTAACCGGATTGTTCAAAATGTTTTGTATCGTTCCAATAGCTTCATTTTCTATTGCATTTGTAAATATTTTACAATCTTTGCCGAATTTTCCTTGTAATTCAATCATAATCAAATCTTTTCGTTAAGTTTTTCAAGAAGTTCATTCGCACAGTTCTTTGCGTATTCTTCATCTTCATCATGAAAGGACTTGACTGTTATCCAAATCCCTGCAAATTTAACTTGTACTTTGTAATCAAGAAGGAGGTATTTCTCTCTGTTTCCGCTGCAATTATCTTCTACGAAGGTAGTCGTTTTATTGATTCTGTACTGTTTCATCATTATTTATTTCTTTAGAGTGGCAATTTCTATCAAGTATCTTAATGCACTGTTTAATTCCAGTATCAAATCCTTCTTTATAGCCTTTGGTATGCTCACCTAAAACATATATAGTCATTGACAGCCAAAATAGAAGTATGCCAACGGATTTATACCAGCATGGTAAAGATACAGAAAAGGGTTTTAAGGTGATAGAGAAATCACCGATCCACAGAAGACCGGCAATGAGCATGAGTAAATATAAGACTTTCATCATTTATCATTGTTAAGTTCAACATATTTGCCTTGTAAAGAGCAGTTCCTTAAAATTTCGGCATTTTCCCGGCCAAATGCAATAAGAACACTACCGCAACCGGGGCTGTCCCCACGTGTTCCATCGGGACGGAAGAATTTTATTCGATTCCTCAAAAACATCATACCGGTTGCTTTCGTGAAGATGATGTCTTGAAACTTATTGCTGTCACACCGGTTAAAAAGTAGTGCTATACCGTTGCCGTGTTCTGCCAATTTCTCTACAAACTGCCATATAAGCGGTTTGGAGTACGGAGGGTTAAGCCAAATTCGCCCCCCCCAGTTTTGTATAAGACCATTGTCCTGCTTGTTGTACATGATTTTTGCGGTAGGCCAAAGAGGGTGCATGGGAGCACATGGATCAAGGTCAAATTCACCTAATGCTTCAATGATTTCTCGTGGTGTGTACCATTCATCGGAAGCGTTTGCAGATCGTTCAAAAGATGTATTCATGTATTACTTACATTTAGGATTTTACGAATTTCTATATGATCGCAATTTTCATCAGCCTTTTTCAGAATATAAGCAATTTCTTCTTCCTTACTCATGTTCTGTGGACGTTTCGTTGCTTCTGCTCTCAATTCAGAAATAATTTTATCTACTTCGGGATTAGGAGTTTCATATAATTTTTTAAATTCAGCGGCTCTACGTTTAATAAGTCGCTCTGTCTTTTTGTTTAATTTCATCTCACAATATTTTAAAGTATTCCTTACATAAAAAAACTTTTCTTGGTGAAAAGTCTTTGAAGTCGCAACTCATGTATATTTCCTTCCTATCAGCCCAATGTGCCATGTCTTTCTGCCACTGTGGAATAATTTGGTGTGGATTGTTCAGATCACGAAAGGGTTGACAATGTGGAAGAAAACGGCGGCTTTTAGATTTCCAGTAGTTGACGCGCGCAAACGATTCTTCAAAGTCCATAAGGATGCAATACAAGAAATATTCCCCTTTATATCCATACTTGTCTATTAAAGCGGAAGCACGTTCAACTTCTGCAATCTGTCCCGGTGTATCGCATCCAAAGCGAATACGTTTAATCCATTTTACTTTTGCAAGTAGCCGAGCGATTTCATCCGTGATTAAACGAGCATCCAGTCCTTGATTAAAATCCACTTTGATACCCAGTTTGATGATTTTCTCTATTTGCTGCAAGCCATAGTTTGAGGCCAGTATATTATTATCCATAAGGATAGCTTTCTTCCGTCCGGCTGTTATTTCCTCAATATCCATATAAGGTGAGATTTTTCCTTCTTTTTTAGGAACAACACACCATTTACACCGATTGGGACACCCACGTGTCAGAAATCCATAGGACAAATTGGAGTCAATATTGTAGATCGAGTAATCAGGTTGAAGACGATCAACCTCAATTGGAAGAACTTTTTCAATATCATATCCAGTACCACCTTTTTCTATTTGGTTAGCATTGATATAATAGTTATAGTCGGGTGTGAAAGTGAAAACTTTAGCTGCATATACTTTATCATATTTACATAGTGGATTATACCATTCCACTTGATCGCCTCTTGCTTTGTGGTAAGCACTGATCTTCATAAGTGCTAAATTGGGGAAATTGCTATCAACGGCTAAAATTCCAATATTCATTATTCTTCAAATTTAGGTTTTGGCATCCATGCTATCGGTTCCCATGACGGAGGTATGCTACTCATTGAAGAGTAAATTGGGTTACCTTTGTACGTATCATAGATATAACCATCCATGCAAAACCATACATTGTTGCTATATGTACCGTTAAAAATCGCACCATGTTTACATAGAATGATGATGTCTTCATTTTCATCCGGCAACCGTTCTTTCACTGATACCCACGGAAGTTGTTTTGTCTGCCATCTGGCTCCTTCTTTAAATCCTATTCTAAAACAAGTTATTTTATCCCAGT